TGAATCGCCAAACGTCTTTCCCCTTTGCCGTTCTGTAGTAACGCATTGACGGTTGCAACTCTATCTTTGATAAAGGGGTTGCTCTTGAGAGCCATTGAACTGAATCCGTAACTTTCAAGGATTGCAATGTCTGTCTTTGATGCGTTAATCGTTGAACGTGCTGAGCCACTTGCGTCTGGGTAAACTAATATTCTGTTTGAAGGATAACGCCTGAGTATTTCCTGTGCCAACGCATCTGTATCATTTTGTTTTGATATTTCATCTATGATAATTAACTTGTCTCCAGACTTGACACCGACCACGGCATTACAATTCATCACGTTAAAGTCGACCCCGATTCTTAATACCTCCATCTTTATATCAAAGGGTATTTTATTAATTACATGATCATTCCGATTAAACCGATCATAAACTTGCCCACTCGTAAGGTTGACCCATTGGCCTAGTAAATAGGCTTTTATTAACTGCGGTGGGTAATTCTCTTCAAGAGATTCAATAAAGTTATCAGGCAAATAAGGATTATCTTTTGTCTTTGCCTGTATTAGTCCTGTATCAGATTTTTTATTTTTTTCAAATGTTTCAAATGCCCAACCATGACCCTCTGGAGTTGTTGTTGCGTAAAATTGTTGAACATTACCTGATCTTAGCCTTGCAAGTGCCATGTTCATTGCCTGTTCCGCATCACGTTTTGGAACAGTATCTGCCTCGTCAAATCCGACAGCACAAAGGTTTTGCCCTCTTAATCGTTGATAAGTAAGCATTGTTCTAAGCAAGATTGTATGTGTTCCCTCCGCAAATTCCAAGTTGTACTCAGGTAATGGTGATGCTCTGAATGTGTAAGGAATCTGCCATTGATCCAATAGTTCATTCATTGTTCTTTGCAAAATATCTCTAAGCATTGGCGCAGTTGGTTCAAATATTGCCGACACATGACCAACATTAAGTGCTGCTAGTATGCAAGATTTTGAAATTAACGCATGAGTTTTTCCAGCACCAAATCCACAGACAAGGGCCAGTTTTCTATGGTCAAGGTCATCACAAAACTTTGATTGATGCGGAAGTAAATCTTGATTTATACGCTCTATTGCTTCATTTGCTGTCGGTAAATCATAAGCACCGATCTGATATAAAACATTTCCTGGTCTTGCCGTATCTAAAATGCTCACGACACAATCTGTGCAAGTTTGGCTGCTGTATTGATTGCACCAAGAGCAATATGATAATGACCAGCTTTTCTAGCCTCCATTTGTAAGGTGCTGCATTGAGCCAAAAGGTCAGCCACCATCTGAGGTCTTTCCATATCCCAATCCTTCTTTAATTCTTCCCTAGCTATGTTTATGTACTTACAACAGGCTCTCTCTCCCACCCCCCAGTTCTCGGCTGCATAACGAACACAGTCGGATCTGCGGCCACCATTTGCAATGATACGAGCAAACTTCTGTGACCTAATTATTGTTTCAGCTTTTGATCCTTTTTTACCCATTAACTAGATGATACACGTTTTGCTTTGTTACCTGTAAAATCCTCCCACCTTTTTACTATTACATCGCAGTATTTAGGATCAAGTTCAACAAGTCGAGCTTGTCTTTGTATTCTTTCTGCTGCAATCAAAGTTGTGCCAGAACCACCAAAAGTATCAAGAATAATATCACCTAGTTTTGAAGAATTTGTAATTTGATATTGAAAAAGATCAACAGGTTTCATTGTCGGATGTTCCTTATTACGGTTTGGTCTATCAAATTTTAAAACTGTTGTCTGTTTTCGATCAGCGTTCCAAAAATGAGATGCTCCTTTTTTCCATCCATAAAGGCAAGGTTCGTGCTGCCAATGATAATCTTGACGACCCATGACCATTGAAGATTTGACCCAAATGAGACATTGCCTTATTTGCAAATTTGCATCATAAGCCGCACCTCTAAAGTTATAACCTTCTAAATCAGCGTGCCAAATATAAAAAGAAGCTCCTTCATTCAAATATTTATGAGCAACGACATAAGCTGAAGCTAAAAATTGTCTAAATTCATTATTATTTAAGCGATCATTTTGTATTTTTAATTTATCACTAGTTTTACCTTCATAATTGACATTGTAAGGAGGATCAGTCAGCCATAAGTTAGCCAGTTCATCTTGCATTAAAGGTTCAAGTTGGTTTTGATCGGTAGAATCACCACAAAGTAATTTGTGATTACCAAGCTGCCATATATCACCAAAGTTTGTAATAGGTTCTTCTGGTACTTCTGGAACGTCATCTGGATCTGTTAAACCTTCTGACGGTAAGATTTCTGTCTCTCCAAGTAGTTCTTTTAGGTCATCATTATTAAACCAAGGATTAAGGTCATGCTCTTGGCTTAATTCTTCGAGCATATTTATATCCCATTCTGAAAGGTCGGAGGTTCTGTTATCAGCTAGAGCAAGACCAACCTTTTCATCTTCTGAAAGCCCAGTTCTTTTTACGGCAATGATTTCATTACCATCAGTTTCTATAACTTTAAGATTTTTTATCCCTGCTGCCTTTGCACCAGCAATTGTTCCATTGCCTGCAAGTATGCGATTGTTTTCATCAATCACTATTGATCTTGCAGCACCAAATTTTTGAAGTGATTCTTTTATAAGTTTAGAAGAACGATCAGTACGCTTGCGAGCATTTTTATGATCGTTTTGTAAATCATTTATTGAAGTCATAAGTTTATAGTAGTTCAGTATTTAAAAATGACAAAATAAGACTCATTTAAGACTAGGGGTTGTTCTCACGTTCTCTAGTGTACCCAGTAATGCTTAAGACTTACCTAACCCTATATATCCCTCTATATTATCTATTATTATATATATATATAAAACATAGAGAACATAGAGAACATATATATATAAGATAGTGATAGAGGGGATTTTAAGCGTTCCCAGAGGTGAGAACAGGGGTGAGATCAGGTAAGAACCACACCCATTTAGGTGTTCCTTCCAAGCGTTTTCTTTTACGTTCATATTGTAAGGATTTGAGAATAGATGAGACAGTCATGATGTCAGATTTTGTTTGTCTTTCGATTGGTTTTTCCACCGCTTCAGTTAATAAAAGTTCAATTGTGATGTCCTTTACAGCGTTAGCTGGATCATTTAAATATTGAGTGATGACAGATAACCAAGGGGAATCGACCATATAGCCAAGATTTTCTTTTTCAATTTGATTCTCCTGTTCAAAGGATAAGAAGTGCGATTCTTTATTTTTAAAGGCATGAACGGCAGCAGACCAAATACTATCTCTCTCCAACTGAAGAGAGTCAAGATCAATTGATTTTGTAGTGCAGGGTATTATATGAAATCTTCGGTTACCTGTGTCATCTATTAGCAAACCTGATTCTTTGTTTGTTGATCCGACAATTATGCCACGTCTGGGCCATTCCTCTACTGCTTTTCCATAGGGAACACGAAGAAGGTCAGTTGCTCTTGATAGAAATGCTTTAATTGTGCCTGCGTGTTTGCGACTTGTAACTCCATCAATTTCTGACCATTCCATCCCCCAAGAACGATGAAGAACTAGGAGGTCGTCTTTAGAAGATATATCACCAAGAGCATCAGAAAAGAAAGGGCCAAATAATGTTTGCCAAAAGGAAGATTTTTTAATCCCTTGAGAACCTTGGAGAACAGTTGCGGAATCATGTTTACAGCCTGGAATATAGACTCTTCTTACTGCATTAATAAGAGTAAGTTTAAGCATGACATCATAAATTGTGGGTTCTTTAAGTTTTTGATCTTGTGGTCTTAAATATGTAGAAGCAAGTCTATCTATATATGTTGGTTGAATTTCGTTGTAGCAGTGATCAAGATATAGCTTTACTGGATCATATTCATTTTCATGGGCGACCTTAAGAAGGCAATCAATAGCCATTTCTTTTGGAACTTTATACCCAAGTTCTGCAAGTGTAAGGTAAAAGAGTTCAATATTTTTTATAACTTTGCCATCCATTTCGATTGAATGGGAGAAAGTATTAAATCTAATTTCCTGTTTTAAATGGCGTAAAAAGTTTATAAGTTCCTGTGATGTGAGTTGCTCAAGTTTACGAGGAACAGGTGTTGGTTCTTCTGTTGGTTTTATTGAAGTTGGAAAAGATCGTGGTGGAGGAGTCCAACCATCTTCTGATGCAAACTTCTGGAGAGTGCCTAAAGAAACACCTGACGACTTAAATGATGCCCATTTCTTTTCACATTCCCCTGATTGATATTTGCTGTTTTTTTGTGATAGTTGTTCCCAATCGTAAAGAAGTGAATTATCACCAACTGAATGTGCGGCCATACCAATTTTAAGCCAAGCATCATAATCATCTAAACGGTTTGGATTGATTGATTGGAGCAGTGAACGTGCTTTATCAGTATCTGAGTTGAGAGTTTGTACTTGAGGAGTTTTTGTCTTTTTCTTTTGCTCCATCATCTTTTCGATAATGGCGACAGGAGCTTCTGCTAATTCCAGATCAGAAGGTGAACGACCATCCATCCATCTATATCCGTCAGTTTTAGGATGTTTACCAGATACTATTGACTGTGTACCATTCCAACGCAGTTCTATTTGCTCAACTGACCCATCCTCATCTTTTACCCCTGTTTGAAATTTGCGTGTCTTTATTTTTGACCAATACTTTTCTGGGACTTGGTAGATTATCTGGAATCTACCGACCCGACCAGATGTTACCATCCATGATGGAGGGAGAGAGGAAAGAGAAAAGCCCCATTCACCTAATATTTTTGCTGCTGAAGGGCCATCATGGTCTAAAAACAAAAGACCACCAGAAGGAGTTCCACAGCAAACACCAATACCTGTAGATTTTTTTGAAGAGATTTCTTTGAACAATTGTGAGCGAGTAAGTGGATTATTTTGCCAGTCGTTTTGATAGGGTCTTTTATTTTGAACGGCAACAAAACCCCAGTGCTTGGGAAGGCCAAGCAGTTCTTCTTTTATATCCATTGTTATGCAGCCTGCTCCATTCTTTCAGAAACTATTAATCTGAGTAAACAGGATCTTGATTCAGACCCCTTGTTATCATCAAGCCATTTTATCTGACCCTGCGAGAGTTGAATATTAATTGTTTTTAATGTTTGCTCTTGTTCCATATCTAGGGTTGATTATGTGTAACTATAGGGTAAGATACCACTAAATATAGGATAGTCAATGATTAAATTAAGAGAATATCAAAAAGCAGCAAGTAGAAAATTGACAAAGCTTTGTCAGATTAAGAGATGCGGATATTTAAGTGGTGAGTGCAGAACAGGCAAAACACTTGTTGCATTATCTGTTGTAAAAAATATGGTACTTGAGAAGGTGTTGGTTATCACTAAGAAAAAAGCAATACCAAGTATAAAAAGTGATGTTGAGAAGATGAATCTTGAGAAGGTAGTATCCATTACTAATTTTGAGCAGTTAAAAAATTTCAAGGGAACAAGTTGGAATATGATCATCGTTGATGAAGCCCATAGTGTGGGAGCATTTCCAAAACCATCTCAACGATATCAGAATATATTGCAGCTTAGATATAACAGCATCATTCTGATGAGTGGAACACCAAGCCCTGAGAGCTTCAGTCAGCTTTATCACCAATGGTCATTGACACCTTTTCTGTGGAATAAATATCAGAACTTTTACAGATGGGCTAGTGACTATGTTGATGTAAAAGAGAAGAGGGTTGGAACTGGTGTTGTGATCAAAGATTATTCAGATGCCAGGCAAAGCAGAATATTAAAGGATATTGAACCTTATACAGTTCAGATGACACAGAAAGAGGCAGGCTTCACTCAAGAAGTGGAAGAGCAAGTGCATCTTGTGAAGATGTCCAGAAGAACTTATCGGTTAGCGTTAAGGATTATAAAAAACGGTGTTATTGGTCGCCCTGGAGGGAGAAGCGTTGTTGCAGATACTGGTGCGAAGGTAATGAGCAAATTAAGGCAGATTTATAATGGCCATGTGATCACTGAAAATCATGGTGCGGTTGTATTTGATAAAAGCAAGATTGATTATATAAAGAATAACTTTAGTGGAAGGATTGCCATTTTATATTGTTTTATTGCTGAAGGCAAAATGCTGAGAGAAAGTTTTGGTGTTAGAGCAACCGATGATCCAGATATATTTAATGCGGTAAGTGATTCTGTTTTTATCGGTCAGGTTAAGAGTTGCAGAGAGGGAGTAAATTTAAGCAGTGCAGATCATGTAATTTTTTATGGCATTGATTATTCTGCACTTAGTTATTTGCAGGGCAGAGAGAGAGCAAGTTTTCTTGGCAGGGATAGAAAAAATAAAATTCATTATATTTTTGCAGAGAAGGGAATCGAGCCAAAAGTATATGATGTTGTTAAATTAAAGGAAAGCTACACGATCAAGCATTATAGGAATGACAGAGGCACAATATCAGAAGAAGCTGATCGACAAGCACGAGAAAGAAGGGTGGACAGTAATCAAATTAATTATGTGCAACAAAGCTGGTTTGCCTGATCTGATCTGTATGAAACCAGATGAGGTTAAGTTTATTGAGGTCAAAGGGCCAAAGGGCAGACTTAGTGAAATCCAAAAATATAGGATTGAGGAGTTGAAAGAAAAGGGATTTGATGTAAAAGTAATGAAACCTTGTTGACAGTTGTTGACACCTGATGTAATATAAAAGTAAATCAACCCCCGATTCAAAATGACTATTTACCAAAATTTACCTGATGCAGAGATACAAATGCTTATCTCTGCTTACGAAACTAAACTAAACAAAATAGTAAAACCTTTACAAAGGTTTGAAACAGGTCTTGAACTTAGCAGATACAAAGATGACAATGGCTTAAAACAATGCTTTTTAGTTAATTTCAGAAACTGGATGAATGACCATAATTACAGACTTTCTATAGGTAGTTCTGATTCTTTAACAGATATTGTTTACACTAGAAAATTTAGACATCCTGATATTTACCGTGAATGGTATTTAACTGAGATAAGAGCCAAATATAATGATTACTATTTCAAAGTAACCATGTTGGCTCAGTTTGTTGGCTACGATTACAGCCATTTAGTAGGGCAGCTTAACTTTACAAAAGAAGAGCAAGCAAGCATGGATTTTTTTAGAGAAAAAAATGCTAGAGGCCCAGTAGCTGCTGATGGATGGGAGGGATATTGAAAAACAAATATTTTGTAAGATCAATCAATTCTTCTGAAACGCATGAGTGGTTTTTAAAAAAACATTATGCAAAACGTATTCCAAGTGTTTCTTATGCTTATGGACTTTATAAAACTAACTTGGTTGGTATCTGCACTTATGGAAGGCCAGTTGCCCATTCGTTAGTTAAATCTGCTTTTACAGGTAAGTTTCAAGATACATTTCTTGAATTAAATAGATTAGTTGTAGATGAAGGGCTTGAAAAAAATGTATTATCTTTTTTTGTATCACAAACCCTTAAAAAACTGCCATCTCCAAATGTCGTTGTTAGCTATGCAGATACATCACAAAATCATCACGGATATATTTATCAAGCAACAAATTGGATATATACAGGCTTAAGTGCAAAAAGATTTGATTATAAAGTTAAAGGACTTGAACATCTACATAGTGCATCCTTAATGGATCATGTAGGAAGAGGAGTTGTAAAAGATAAAATCGTTAAATTAAAAGAAATGTACGGAGATAGATTATATACTTTAGATCGACCAAGAAAACATAGATACTTTTATTTTATTGGAAACAAAAAGCAAAAAAAAGAAATGAGACAAAATTTGGCATATCAAATAGAACCATATCCAAAAGGAGATAATAAGAGATATAAGGCTGATTACAAGCCCGATGTCCAGATCTTATTGTTTTAAAGGTTGACAAGTGTTGACCATTAGTTATTATTAATTTACCCCTGAAACCAACCCCATGAAACATTTATTTCTTTACATCTGCATTTTTGGCATAGGATATTTTGCCATTTCAGATTCTTTACTTACATCTACTAAGATAGATTGCTTTACATATAATGTCGAGGCTGCTTGCCAGGAGCTAGCCAAAAAATGATGAGTGAATATGATTTTGGTCTGCGCTTCCATAAACAACCGAGGAAGAAGCGACCAACCCCTGAACGCTCCAACCTCGGCACTTCTACTTTACCTATGACTGATAAAGAAATCTTCAATACATTTGCATCTGTAATTGATTCTCCAGACGCATCACCATTTCTTAAGAGACTTGCACAGGCAGGTCTTGTTGCAATGCCACAGGACAAGGCACTTATCTTGAAAACATGGCCACGTTTGATGATGCAGTATGGCCCACATACGAGGAGATATACAGACTCATGACAAAAGGATCAACCCAGATTTCAAACGAAAAATATCATGCTGATTCTGCTATATCAGCATCTATGCAAAAAACAATGGTAAAGCATGGCCCTAAAGCTTACTGGAACTCTTTTCTAAATCCCGAAAGGCCAGAACATAAACCGACTAGTGCAATGCTCTTGGGAACATTAACCCATTGTGCCGTGCTTGAGCCTGATGAGCTTACTAAAAGGTTTGTTGCAGTATCATCAAGGACAACAAAAAAAGGTAAGGAGGAGGCAAAGGAGGCTGAAGAAAAGGGCATGACGGCCGTTACTGAATCTGATATGGCAAATGCGATCAAGATGAGAGATGCGGTATTTGCAGAACCTCATGCCAAGAAGTTATTAAGCTTTGGCATTGCAGAGAAATCATACTGGTGGGATGACAAGACTACTGGTTTGACCTGTAAATGCCGACCTGACTGGTTAAATAAAGAAACTATTGTGGATCTTAAAACCAGTAGAACGGGAGCAAATCCTAGAGACTTTGCAAAGGCTGTTGCTAATTTCACCTACCATTTGCAAGCAAAACATTATCTTAATGGTATTCCATATGCAAAGAGATTTATCTTTCTTGTAGTGCAATCTGAATATCCATTTGATGTCGGTTTATGGGAGCTTGATGATGATGCGTTGCAAGAAGGGCAAAAACTGTCTAGAGAAGCTCTAGATAAGATTGCCGAATG